GCCGCCGCCGCCGACGCCGCCGCCGCCGCCGCCGACGCCGCCGCCGACGCTCGCGCCAGTGCGCTAAAAAAAGCGGCTGATCTTGTGCGTGGGCTGATTTCCTGCGCAGAGGTCGAGGCGGCGATCAATGGGAGCGCGACATGAGGGAGCACCCGCTACTGATGAAAGGCCCGCTCGTTCGGGCTACGCTTGAAGGTCGAAAGACCCAGACGCGGAGGCCGGTCAAGCCACAACCAAGCGATGACATCGTTGATGTGGAGTATGACGACATCGCGGAACTTTGGCTTGGGAACACCAAAGAGGACAATGACCTCGGGTTTTGCTCAAGTTGGACGGCCCGCTGCCCACTTGGCCGCACAGGCGACCGGATATGGGTGCGGGAGACGTGGGATTGGCGCGATTGGCAGTCAATGGCAAATCGTAAAGTCCGCATCGCATATGCTGCCGATGGTGCGCAAGTGGATACAATCGCTCCGTGCGACTGGAATCCAGTTGTGTACAACGCGGCCCGCTGGCATCCATCTATCCACATGCCGCGCTGGGCATCGCGGATCACGCTGCCGCTGGTGTCTGTGCGTGTTGAGCGCGTGCAGGACATCACGGATGAGGATGCGGAGGCGGAGGGAGTGGAGCCGATCGAAGGCAGCTACCGCGAGGGATTCCGCGCTATGTGGCAGGACATTTACGCGACGTGGGACGCGAATCCTTGGGTATGGGTCGCGGAGTGGAAAGAGATTGAGGTGAGCCGATGAGACAGATCAAGCTGACGATCGAGGCGACGGAGACGCGGCAAACCGTGGCGCGGAAACGTCGATGTCATCAGCGGAGGCTTCCCGTGTCAGGACATCAGCGCAGCTGGCAAAGGAGCAGGAATCACAGGAGCTCGCTCTGGTCTGTGGTCCGAAATGGCACGCATTATCGGTGAGGTTCGACCGCGTTATGTTTTCGTGGAAAACAGCCCACTGCTTGTTTCAAGAGGACTTGCCGTGGTCCTCGGTGATCTTGCCTCGATGGGGTATGATGCGCGATGGGGATTGCTGGGAGCGGAACACGCCGGAGCTCCCCATAAGCGGCATAGGCTTTGGATCGTGGCCTACCCCGGTAGCAGATGGCGACAGGACCACGAACTACGCACAGGGAAGTCTGGGCTGGGCAGTGCGGAATGTGCCTACTCCGACAGTGCACGGAAACTACAACCGGAAGGGAGCGTCCCGGAACAGCGGGAATGGCTTGGCAACATGGGTCAAGCACGTTCCGACGCCAACCTGTCACGACCGGAAGGGCAAGCTGGGAGCGAAGAACGCGACCGGAGGCCCGTGTCTAACCATGGTGGTTGGTGGCACGCTGAACCCGACGTGGGTCGAGTGGTTGATGGGATGGCCTCTAGGGTGGACAGATTGCGCTGTCTTGGAAACGGACAAGTTCCAGCAGTGGCTAGGCTCGCATGGGAAATACTAATGACAGACTTTAGAAGGAATGCACCATGACCGACAACACACCCGAAGGTCTGCCACCACTCGCGGACCTATCCGAAGCGCTAGCCCGAGGACGTGAGCCGCGCAAGTTGTGGCCGGTATTGCACTCAACCGCCACCCATCGGACATGGAAGACTTCCGGCGCTGTGTGCAGATGCTCGATGCTGTGCCAGAGCTGCGTGCGCACATTGCAGCGATGAAACAGCACGGGCCGATATGGGAACGCCTAGCTGACAAGTGGGCGGAACTTGAGCGGCTGTACGAAACGGAGCGCGGTGGTGGGAACTGCCCTAAGACCTACGCAGTGCTGACTGAGTGCGTGAAGTAGCCATGGCCATAGATTCAAGCGACTACAAGCCAAAAGTGTTCAAAGCAATCGAGTGGCCACGCCCAGCAGACCTAGAATTAGCCTTATCAGAACTACGTGCCCTACGTAGCTCCATGGGCCATGTCTCGGGCAAGGACGTGCGTCGCCTCATCTGCCAGATCAAGAGAGCGCGCAAGCCGATCCTGTGCCGACTGCCATCGGAGCGCGTGCTTATCGAGCTGGTGACGCAATTTATGCACGTTAAGAACCCAAACAAGATCGCGCGGCTGATATGGCGGGCGGTTGCACGGAGAGCAGGACGATGAAGCTAACAACTACAAGACAAAGGACGGAGGCAGGCATGGCAACGGTAGAAGTGAAATTCAAGATTACCGGCAAGGTAAAACAGACCATCGACGAGATGCGCGCGTCCATGATGCAGATCTCAGGCAAGGAAATACGCACGCTGATGCAGCTTGGATCGCGCAAGGCCAACGCTATCCGCTGGGCCAAGAGCAAGCGAGCATTCATAAAGAGCATCCGCAAGAGCCACCCAGCACTGACGCCAAACAAAATCGCTCGCATGATTCGCAGGAACTTCGCACGCGCTGAAGTGCAGGCTACGCGGCCACTGCTGGCAATCAAGCCAGACTTCTCGGAGCTGCGCAGCGTTGACGGCAAAGACCTGAACTCAGCGTTTCACGGGCAGGGCTGAATCATGACCCCAGAACAATGGAACGCACGCTACCCCATAGGAACGCCGGTACGAGTCACATCCTTACAAGCGGGCCATGGACAACCAGCTCAGACCTTTGACACCGTGACCCGTAGCGCGTGTTGGGCTCTCGGACATGGAACGCCGGTTGTGCTGGTTAAGGGAAAGACTGGCGGATACTCAGTGCTGCCAGGGTGGATGGAAGTGATCGAGAAAGAGCCCGTTGGAACGTTACCAAACTGGGTGCGCTTGGAGTTTCATCAGAAACATACGTGTGCGATCTGGTCGGTCATGCTCAAAGATGCAAACGGTAAGTGGCATGTTGGCGAAGCTGGAACCGTAGAAGGGCCACCATTGTCATCGTTCGTGGCGGCTGAGGTGAGAGCTAAGGTCTGCGCATTGGGTGTTGTTGAGGATGTCCGGCAGTGCCTTAGAGATCTCACCGATTGTTCAATCAAAAACAGAGCCCATGGAGATGCGTGCTGGTGGTGGGGGGATGGCGACAATCGGATAACAGCGAAGGGCGTGTTTTTGATCTGGGACTCGGCAATGAATTGCTCGGAGTTTCGCGACCATGCACGTGCCGTGCTGCAACTTGGGGATGACGATGCGCCCACTTATTGACCCGAAATTCTACCGCGTCAGAACTATCAAGACGCGACCAGGAATTACCGTAAAGATGCCGCGCATATGGCGCGGGATGTGCTGGGGCTGTACGACCGAGCATGGCTGCAAGGAATGCGAATATTTCACCTGCCCAAGCTGCAGACGCATGGTGCCCTGGAGTTCCGGCGGCACTGATTCACTGGATTGCGCTGATTGCTGGGCGTTAACCGAGAAGGAGAAGACCATGACTCAGGAGTAGGAGAAAGCACCGACTTCTATAGCTACCCGATGCAAGTCCCAGCTTGACGCACCTAACGTAGCCTGCAATGCTGCGTTAATGCCTACGCCGTTTCAAGCAAAGAACCCTGACCCGAGCAAACCCAAGAAGGTCATTGGCAACCACGAGCCTAACAAGTCGTCGAGAATAGCCGCTCGCATTTGCCGCGATGTCCCCGTAAAAGAGGACGGCAAGAATGGGCGGCGCAACTACAGCGGCCCTCGTAGATACTGGGCATACAGCTATAGCCACCTGTCATACTTGCTCATGCGCAGCCGCGTAAAACTTCGCGTGATGGCATCAGAACACCGGATCACCTTTGACTCGCTGGCCTGCGTGATTGTCTACGCCGCCGACAATCCGAAGGTCTTAGCGCACTGTCGAGCGGTGGCCGAGTGGCAGCTGCGAGACAAGATTGCCATGGACGCACTGAAGCCCCACGCGACCAAGATCGTGAAGACCGACGATGTTTCCTACTCGCTGGGTGACTACAAAAAGCGGCGTGGACGGCCACGGAAAGAGAAGACTGAGACATGACACCAGAGCAAGAGCGGAAGCTTCAGTTTGTGAATGACAGCGCTATCGGTGCCGACTACGTGCGGTGTCCATCGTGCGACAGGAAGCGCATTGCAGAAGGGCGCACTGAAGACCTCTGCGTGCCATTCAATTCTGATGCCGATATGGTCTGCAGTGAGTGCGGAGATGTTCGCCTACCATACGACTGCCAAGGCGAGACATTCGACCTGGAGTACCCAGAAGTGCTGCCACCACTCCGTACAACTGAAGAGACGCAGCCAGCGCAGGAAGCGCAGAAGAAACCAGAGTCGAACTGCCGCGACTGCGTGCATCGAGTCCGAGAGCGCGCTTGGAGATATCTGGTTCCGCTAGATCGAGCGAAAAAATACTTCGCAGAGCCATCAATCTTGCCGGAATGCGGCATGTTCAACACTGACGACATGGGAAGCAAAGAGGAAGCTGTCAATGATTGCCCTAGCTATCAGCAAGTCAACGCTGCCCACATCCTATCGACTGCAGCCACAGGCAAGTGGTCAAAGCTCGACATCTTGTCCGATGGCAACATCCGTTTTGTGCTGCCAGCCAACGCCACTGAAGACGATGAAGCGGTCTGCCAAGCGTGGGCCACTGCCTTGGAAGCATGCCGCACGGTCGATGACAGCAATATAATCTGGAGCGCGTTTGTCGCCAAGCAAGTCGAGCCCATCCCGCCAAGCCCGATCGCGAAGTTCCCGGCCACAGCGTCTTATATCGGCGAGCACGTCCGGCGCTACGTCCTGCAAGATGGCGGCAAGGTTCTGCTGCAGCGGCATGAGCGCGGGTCGGGGACGCTGTATGTGTGCGTCGAGTCTGCAAGCCATGGTCTGCTGCGACTGCTGCGAGATACGTTCGCTGGCATGCTCAGAGCGGCCATGGAGTACAGCCGACCAGCGCGCGAGGACTTCTGCCCACAAGATCGGGACTTCGCTGATTGGCAGCCCCAGATCGCAATCTGCATCCTAAGCCGAACCGCGGCCCCTGTGATCTATGGCGCGCTGCATGGCCTGCCATTTCCAGGTGAGGACTCTTGCAGTCCAGATGGGGAGCGCGTAGACACAAAGATGCGCAAGGTGTTTACCCGAGAGCTGGCCGACTCATTCCCTGACCCGATTGCTCGTGAAATTGCACTGGCTTCGCTGGCTGTCTATGAAGCCCAGCAGGCCAAGAAAGGCAGCTGATGATGGGGCAGATACTCGCACTGGCCGCGCTGGCATGGGGCGTCGAAGCAGATGTGCATGAGGACGTTATCAAGGTTGAAGGTCTAGGCGCTGCAGTCTGCGCCGATGGGGCCAACGGCCTGAACGTGGTCAGCGCAGAAGAGGCACGGGCGCGCGGACTGCATGTCGAGCCGGGGCAAGAGCGCGTTCCGCTTGTGGCCTACCATCCAGACGATGAAGGTCCACGCCGCTTGTGGAATCACACAGAGCCCAAGGGACTAGATGCACCCGAAAACATGACAGGGCCAAAGGTTGTGCAAACAAGCGGGCCGGGAGCTGGGGCCTACCTTTCAGAGACTGCGCTGGTGGATGGACGCTACCCGGAAGGCGACCCGCGCAGATACTTCGACAGCTCCGCCGTTCCTGGTTGGGTCATCCCGCGCGGAGCATTTCCGGGGATGGATGTGGCGCTTGGCGACTTAGCAGAAATCACCCACAACGGCGTTAGTGTGTGGGCGATGGCATACGACGTAGGGCCCGCTAGCTCAAAGCTGCTCGAAATGAGCGTGAAGACCTGTCAGCAGCTGAATATTTCAGCGTGCGCTCGGTCTGGCGGTGTTCCCGATGGCGTATCCATCACCATCCTGCCAGGATCGCGACGGCTCACGGCTGAAGGCGGCAGAGTACGACCATGGAACACGCAAAATGTGGCCGCGATAACTCAGGCTGCAGAAGCGTATCTGGGTCAGAACTGATGGCCTGGAAGATTGCACCGATCTATCCAGTCGGCGATGAGTCGGTGCATATCTTCCCGCTAGAGGGAAAAGAACACCAGACCGACCCAAGCAATCAAGAGTGCTGGTGTTCGCCAAAGCTGAAAACAAACCCGGCTGGCGTAGTGCTCGTGATTCACAGGGAACTGAACTAAAAGGCACTAGCATATGAGCACTGACGACACCGGCAAGCCAGCTGACATCATTAGCCTTGACGCATTCAGAGCCCGCAGAGCTAATCCAAAAGAGCAGCAATCAGGCAGATTTTGGCGTTTCAATGAAGACGATGAAGTTGTCGAAATTGTTGATGGAGACTGGGTAGCCACCTATGATCTGGAAGCCATCGAGTTGCGCGCCAAATGGCTAAGCCAAGTTGCGCGCACCATCAAGCGAAAGCGAGAGCGTGCTGTGAAACTTGCGGCATGGTCTGCACTGGAAGCTGGCAAGGTTCCCGAGCTAGGCGTGGTTGCGCGCAGCGTGAGCATGGTTTCTAGGCATAGCCCTGGAGCTGTGGCGCTGAGCTTGGAAGAGCATGGCGTCCCTTCTCATGTGGCCGTTGCAGTAGCTAAGTACTGGACCGCTGGCACGCCGTCGGCATCGTACAAGACAGGGCGCAGTGCCCAACTGAGCACCGATGAAGTACAAGGCATCATCGCGAAGTACTACGATCTGCTGCTAAGCAAGGGCATCATGCCACCATCATGGACTAGAGGCACCTGCAAATGATCATCGAAGCCATCACCAACACATGCGGCGCAGTCACGCCGCGCATCACCGAACTGCCATCATGGGTTGAGCCGGTAGCCACATGGACAATGGGCATCAGCCTAGCCCTTGGAATTGGCATCATGGCGAGCGTGACACTATTTTTAGCCACCGAGAACTACATCAACAGACGGAAGCTAGCCCGTTTAGCTGGCGGTAGATTTGACACTGAGGAGATATCGGACATGAGCGACGAACAACCAAACACCATACCGGCACCGGCAATCTTTCATGCACCCAAGTTTAGTCAATGGGAATTTGCCAAGGCATTCAATGACGCTCTGCAAGAGCCGGACGAGAACGCAAATCAGGGCGTTGCGCCACTTGTTAAGATGCTCGACAGCGGCGGATTTTACGTGATCGCGACAACTGCGGTTAGTGATGGCGCACAGACCGTCATCTGTAGGACGCGCGAGTCAAAGCTTGTGTCCGAGGCAGAAAGAATGCATCGGTACCTGCGAGAGCGCGGATTGACGCGCTTTAGCATTGAGGCAAAATACAATCCAGGCGATAGGGAGTTCCTAATCGGTGTGAAGGTGCAGAAGAGTCTTGCGTTTTCATACAGGTTTCAGATCTCTAACATCATTGAGGGAGACGGCTATCGCGCGCAGATCATAGCAAACAAAGGCGATATCGAAATCACGGGCGAAGTGGACGGCTATGCCTTCACGTTTCACTCGGTCGATTGGTGGGAGTTTGGGGTATCTCTGGATAAGCTATCGGAAGAGCAACGGGCCGATCTGTTCACGAATAATAAAGTGACAGCGGAGCACCCAATGGCGCAATCGGTCACTGGTCCATGGCAGTTTAGGTTGTCCGCTGGCAGCCTCGGTTCTGCAGGCAAGTCTCTGCAGCCAGTGGATGCAATGCAGATAGTTCGCGAGTGCATCGGCAAGTTCAGGCAGGACATAAAAGCAGCAGCGGAGGCAGAAGCTGAAGTCCTCCGCGAGTCAGCAGCAATCGAAGGCTAGCCGAACACTTAGAAAAATTAGAACAGTTCACCGCTGCGCCGATCAATTTCGTGAGGTCACGAAAATGGTCTGGCGCGGCACACAGGGAAGGCACCGGCAAAATGATTTTGACAACATGCAGTCTTGAACACGGACCAGAGTCATACCCCAAGACGCCAAAGAACCCAAGCAAGTTTCCTCCGTTTACAGCCCCATCTGCGGGCACAAAATGGGTCCTGATTGCATCAACATGGCAACCGACTCGCACGCTGACCGAAAAAAACAAGACGGGCCAGGATTCGTCGGTTCACTGGGGGCGCATGGTCTGGACCTGGGAGCTGAGGCCAATCCTGTAATGGCCTGCCCTCAATGCGAGATAGGCGGTCTGCGCTGCGATGACGCCATGCTGTCAGTGCGCTATCAGCTGGGAACACATGAGCCACCTGCCAACAGTCGTCACGGGCGACAGGCCGAGTGGAACCAGAAGTGCCGCATCTGGAATCGCGTGCGCATGCTGCCGACCGAAGCGCCGCGCTGTGTGCATGGCAGCGTTGACACCGAAGCCCGCATCAACCGAGCATGGATTCAACTGGCGCACGGCACACGTGCAGCAGCTACCGAGGAATCCTCGGCAACTCAGAAACGAGAGCAACAATGGCGATTATGCACTTCACAAAGCTAGGTATCACCGCCCCTTTGACGGGGCGGCGGGGTTCTAGGTTGAACGCGATTAATGAAGACCTTACAAAGTCGGTTACGTACCACGGATTTATTCAGGGCAAGATACATGCGCTTTACAAGGAAGCTGATTACATGACGGTGCGCAATGCCGTGAATAATACGCTAGTGAAGTGTTCATATAAGCCATCGCAATACAAAGACATCCATTCTGCACTAAACAAAAAAGATGCTTTGATACATCTATCTGGCATGGTAACTGCCACGCTGATTGACCATTGCGTAGAGAGCATGGAGATAGCTAAAATTCGCGTCGCTCCGAGCTATTCCGCTGGAGACTTGGATAAGTTTTTCGGCTGTGCCCCAAACCTAACCGGAAAATTATCCACTTCGGCATATATGGCCAAGGTGCGGCAACAATGAACCCAAGACACCGAATAAGCGCACTGACAATGCTGGCCTTGATGACTCCCGTGCTGGCAGCTGCAGACGCCACGACCGAAGAACCACCCAAGCCAGCAGATGACCAGCCAGCGCAAGAGGTCGCGACTAAAGAGCCCGCATCGTCCTACGTGGCGCGCATGACCAGCTTCGAGTACAAGCCCACCTATCCAGTCGAGCCCAAGTACCCAGAGGGCATCATCCGGGACACGCCAGCGATCATCATGCCCATCCAGCCCTATCCGATCTCGCCACCGCTGCCGGACATGACCTGCCTAAAGCCACGTAGGCGCAAGGGTCGCACCCCATGGCGCAAAGCAGAACGCGGCTGGTAGCGTTTTCCCTGTTGCAATCCCCGATCGCCTAGTACACTCCTCGCGTTTATTACTGCGCTACAGCGGCTCACCACAATGGGCTGCATCAGAGGAGTCACATCAATGTCCACAACGCATCCGGTGAAGTGGGATGACGCGCGATCGGCGCTTGTCATGCTAGAAGGCTTGACTGCTACCACGGGCGGCGACGGCAACAGCGGCGGGCCTGCACTTGGATTCTGGGATCCCAGTCAGAAGCCAGTCACTGCAAGCTCAAATGACGATGAGTTCGAGGGCTCAGACCTGAGCGCGGACTGGATCAAGACTGGCACTTGGTCGCTGGGTGGAGTGGCGCGCGGTGACTCGTTTACTTTGCCAGCTGACACCGTGCGATACGATGTGAACAGCAGCCGCAAGAGCCACTTGGTCATGCAAGGCGTGAGTGACGAGCTGCAGACCATTGGGCAAGGCATCCGTCAGCTGCTGAAGCCTGAGAACCTGAACGCCGGAAACGCCCCCGCTAACTGGCAGATGTTGTGGGGCTTCGTTCGTGAAGTCGATGTATCGAGCCTGCCCGTCTCGGACAATGACGGCATCGCCCTGATCTTGATGGGCGACAATGATGGATCGGACGACCTCGACTTCACAAAGTTCGTGGGATTCTCTATTGTCACCGACTACACTAACACTGACCTGCCGGTGAAAGTGCAGATGGTCTGGGCCTACTCGCCAGACGATTTGACCAACGTGGGCAGTCCGCTGCTGCTGCCAGCCATCCCCTCTTTTGATGCGCTGGAGATTCACAAAGTCGGCACCGAGTATCGCGGCTACTGCGTAAAGGGCGGTAATCGCGTCGAGCTGGGCGTCATTGACCTACCCGGCCTAAACCCGACCGTCTATGGCCTGTGGTCCGTGATCTCGGATACGCCAAACCCGCTCATTTTTATCGACTATGTGCGGCACTCCTTCACTGCTGCGAAGGCTGACTAACCATGAAAAAGTACAACCTTGGAATGACGCCGATCGTGCTCGGGATGCTGCTGGCACCGGCTGTCGAGTATCGCTCACCTGGAGCTGCTGCCATCGTGCCAAAGGGTGACAGCGCTGTGGCACTGACCGCGGCTCAGCTGCCAAACCCACTGCCCGGTTCGCGGTGGCGCGTGCGCATCACCGTTGCAGCCATGGGCAAGGCCACCAAGTTCTCGATGCGCTACAAGTCCTACGCTGGCCCGCTCACAAGTCGAGAGGAGATCTCGATTCCAGCTGGCGGCGGCGCTGTGGTGAGCAACGCTGCATGCGCTTCGATCGTGTCCATCACGCCGGACGTTAACCCGGAAGCTGAGTACAAAGTCGAGTACGAGCTTATCGGCGTGAAGGCTGCAGCGGACAACGAAGCCGTGCTGGCTGGCGTATCGACCAGCGCTGCCAGCGTGCCGAAAAACTCCGCTGTGGAGTTTGTCGCTGAAGGCTCAGTGCTCGCCAAGATTGACGGCATGGTAGCGCTAGTGCTTGGCAAGGAAATGACCGCTGGCGCAGCTGGTATTGCACGCCCGCGCGTTATGGGCGATGCTGGGGCCATCGTTGGCACGAACAAGAGCGCAAGCCCTGTAGTGCTGGCCGGAGTCTCCTACGCAGAAATCGCTCTCGATATCCGTGAGCCCGCGTAAACCACATCCACTTTTAGACATCGGAGTTTTGCCCCATGTTCAAGCAGACAATCCTCGGTACCCCGGTCATCCAGGCCGCTGCCGCTGTTAAGCTCCTAAAGGAGATGGCGGACAACCTGAAGCGCTCGGGTAATGCGCTGCACAATGCGGTAGTCGATACCGCGTTTACGTACGACCCGCGCTACACGGATGCGGTCAATCAGGTGCCCGACAGCTTTGCGCCAGCGGTCACGCACGCAGAGGCCATCACCAAAATGAACGCGATTCGTCCGTTCGTTCTGGCGCACTTCGCCGATGGCACCTATGCCCACGAAGCTGCAGACACTGGCAACGCCGCGATCATCACTGAGCCGGACGCCACCGACGTTGCTACCTTGTCGGCGCTGCTGGTCCAGTACCGCACCGCCATCAATCAGCACTTCGCCAATGATGCAGTCCACAACCGCATCATTCTGACCCCGGCCATCATGACGGTTCCGGTCGACTCCGCGACCAATATCTCGGTTTGCAATGCGATCCTCCGCAACTACGAGGGGCACATCCGGTCGGCTGCTACTACGCTGAGCCTAGAAAACTTCTAACCGTAGGGGCGGTGGTTTCACATGGCTGTCACGATCAACAAACTCCGTATCGCAGAAGGCTGGAACAAGCTGTATGCCGACACCGCCGCTATTGACGGTCTACTTAGCTTTGAGATGTTCACCGCCAACTACGAGTTCTATCCAGCTGACCAGCCAAGCCGGGTAGTGCCAGCGCGCGTGCTCAAGATGCTGTATCAGCCACCCGGTGCAAGCGGACCGGTGCAGGATTCGCCAAGTCTGCTGGCGTTTTATCGCAAGGCTAGTCAGAAGAAATACACCATCTGGTTCCGTCGCATCGTCGATGGCGTGAACGTCGATACGCTCTACAACATGGTGACGCTGAGCTGCACCATGAAAGCGTCTGGCGCTGACATCGAGCAGTACGAAGTGGTCTTTGGCATGGACCAAGGCGAGCTTGAGAAAATCCAACTACTTGAGTCGGTTCCATAGCCGTGAGCCTAACCAGCTACTTTGGTCAGAAGTCAGAGGAAGAGCGCAGGATGCTCTGCCTACTTCGATCCACACGTCGTGGATACGAAGAGGAGCGCATCCTGCACAACTTTCTGCTCGATGCGTATGTGGGCGGCGGCGGCTTTCAAAACGGGCTAATTCCCGCGCCAGATGCGCCGTTCTGGGGTCGCCGAGCATATGAGCGTGGCCGGTCGCTGTGGCTGACTACGCGAGACGACTACATGACTATCCGGCCCGATGGGGCCAAGCGAGCAACACAGAGCGAGTCAAGCTACTTGGTGGCGTTTAGCGGTGAAGACCAAGACGCTTACCGTGACCGGATCATGTGCGCGAGCTACCACAACCCGGTCGAAAAGATCGTTCGGGTCACGAACTCGCTTTTGTTTCAGCAAGAGCCCCAGCGCAAGAATCTTCCAAGGGCCTTGGCTGACTGGCTGGATGCTGCCGACTCGCGTAAGCGCTCAATGTCGCACTCGATGCGAAATACCGCGCTACGCACTCAGCTTTTCGGATGGACTGGCAAGCTGGTCGATTCCCCATCTGACATTCCTAACGCTGACGACACAATGGCAGCAGACCGGATGCCCTACGTCGTTCCGCTTTGCCCGCAAGAGATCCTAGACTGGGACCAGCGGCCAAACGGTGAAGTGTCGGCGCTGAAGATATCGACCATGCACGAGCATAAGCGGACAAGCATGCTCGATGAGAAGCTGTACGAAGAGCACATCACGTTCCTGTACCCAGACCGCTGGGAGCGATACGTGATCCTGATGCCGCCACCGAACCACGCTAAGGGTCGCGGCTACTTTGACGATGACACCGGGCGCATCTACTCGCAGACTAGTGGCATCAACTATCACGGGCGCATCCCGGTAGAGTTTTGCTCATGGGATGAGGGCTTTGGCGCTGTCGCGTCGAGCGGACTGCCGCAGATTTACAACATTGCCAAAGTGGCCTGGGACCTCTTCCAGCAAAACTCCGAGCTGCGCAACATCATGCGTGGGCAGACCTTTGCGCAGCTGATTAAGCCCAAGCCGCCCGGTGTTGGCCCTGGTCAAACGTCGATAGGTATCGGCAACTACTTGACCGAGGACGAGTCAAGCAAGGGCATCACCCGCTACATCAATCCGTCTGCAGAGTCGGCGAACGTATATGAGAAGCGCATGGAGGGAACGACCGAGATGCTGCATGCGATCTCAGGGCTGGACCTCAACTCGCGGCGCTACACCGAGACTGCGGAAGCGATGCGCATCAGGTTTCAGCAGACTTCGAGCATGCTGCGGAATGCCGCGAAGAACCTAGAGCTGTGCGAGCGTAACCTAATCGTGATAGCTGGCCGCTCGATGTCATTCCGCGAGTCCGTGCTAGATGCCATCGAAGTGCATCGCGCTACCACGTTTGATGTAGACCGCTACTCGACGCAGATTGATGAAGCGCTGAAGGGTTTAACGATTCCGTGGGGACCTGAAGCGCTCAAAGCCATCTGGAAAAAGCTGTATCGTTGCGTCGTCTCTGATGCGTCAGAGCATGAGATTCACAAGATCGACGAAGAGATCGACGCCACTATCAAAGACTCATATGATATCATCCACGCCGCAGCGTTGAGTGGTACTGCGGCAGTACCCGCTAAATAGGAGTTTCACCATGTCCACGAACACCCGCGATCAATCTCTAGGCGAGCGCCTTGTGCTTGCAAACGGCCCGCGCAATTCCAAGCTGTGCTTTGAGTTCCAGGGCGGCGGCAGTTCTGGCGCAGTGCCGTGCTCGCCAGACTTCGTGTTTGGCCGAGCCAAAGATTCCACCGTTGCAGCGCTGCTCACCAAGGGCCTGTTCATGGTCTTGGCCGGTGCCGCACTGCCAGCCATTGACGAGCAAAACAGCTCCGCGCTGTTCGATGTTGCCGCAGCTGGCACCAAGCCTGACTTCGTGCTCGATGAGCATGATGGTTCGCACCTTGTGCTGCGCAAGCTGGAAGACGATATCGAGATGGCAGCGGTCACTGTTGGCGCTGACTACATCGTTGGCACTGATGGCCTTGCCGCGAAAGTTGGCGACAGCAACTACCCTTCCGGGGCGACGGACCCCTACGTAGTTGGTGTTGGATTCCCCAACAACAGAATCATGCTTGGCCTTGGCGCGCGCAGTGGCACGGCGACGCTTTCGAAAATCAGCTTGGTGGACAGTACCGCCATTACCGGCATCGCCTTTGCCGAGTTTGATAAGAAGGCGACCATCGACCCGCGCTCGCTGCAAGCTGGCGACGGTCTGAGCCTGACTGCCCTGATTGAGCTGTCGGCCTCCGCGCTCACCAAGTTCCAAGCGCGCGTCAAGCTGGGCGGCACCGTGATCGCCACGTTCGCAGCGCTTGATCCGGTCGACGCTGGCGACACCCTGTCGATCAAGCTCGACGCCTACGTAGTGACCCCAGGCGACCCAGGCGCGATCAAGGTCATGGCCACCGCCAGCCTGAAGGGCGACACCGCCGTGGTGTCCTCCGATGCCAACTCTGCAGCGAACATCGCTGTGGACCTGAGCGACCCCGCGACCGACATCACGATCGAAGGTTTGTTTGATGTGGCCGGTGCCAACTCGGCCAAGGTCACTCTGCTCCGCGTCCGTCCGCACAGTGGTGGGCCGTCCGCGTAGTTAACTAGGCGCAAGCGAATAGAAAACCGGTAGGAGAAAACGATCATGAACAAGAGACTCTTAGCAGGATTACTACCCGCCATCAGCATGTCGATGGGCTCACTGTGCAACATGATGGCCGAAGGCGTGCCGGATGGCGCTAGCGGTGGCGGACCCGCGCCGGCAGCGCAACCGGCTGCTGCTGGGATGGTGCCAATAATTCCGCCAGCTGCGCCACCTGCGGCACCTTCGCCACTTGCGTCACCAGTTGCTGCGACACCGCCAGCCGCTCCGCAGTACGTGACGCATGAAATGTTCGCGGAGTCCGAAAAACGAATGCGCGATACGATTCAGGAGACGCTCAAAGCGCTGCTGAGTGGCGGCGCGCAGCTACAGGCACAGCCGCAAGTACCACCAGTGGCCGCTGCTACTCCGCCAGCCGCGCCCGCCGCGCCACCGGTTCCGCCCCAGCCACCTGTCGCGCAGCCACCCGCGCAAGTTCCGCAGCAACAGCAGCAGCTAGACCCCGCACTGTTGGCGGTACAGCGCGAGCACGAAGTGCTGAAGCAGAGGCAAGCCGATTACGAGAAGCAGCTGCAGCAAATGAGAGCGGAGAAAGAAGCCGCTGAAGAGAAGGCTGCTCTTATTGACACCCAGATCGCCGTCCGTAATGCGCTGGAAAAAAACAGCAAATACAAGCTCACCCCGGACGCTGTGACTGCAGCGGCGGAAGTACTTATGCTAAAGGGCGTGGTCAATCGCAGCAAAGAAAACAAGCGGCTGTATCTGGAGCTAGGAATCGACCAAGCCAGCGGCCAAAAGAAGTTCGAGCTGCTAGAGACGGGCATCGACACTTGGCTCGATACGCCAGACGCCAAGATCTACAAGCAAGTAGTACCGCCGGGCATGGGCTTTCAAGGAAGCGCAGCCGGTGGCGTCCCGATGAGCTTCCCGCAAGGCGTTAATCCAGCGAGGGGCAATCACCTCGGACAAGTTGAGTACACGACAGCAGCGCAAAAGGCCCTGTTGCCATCATAGTTTCGTGAACCACGCGGGTTTTCCGACTCGCTTTGATCATCAGGAGGAGGGCCTTTGCGCCCTCCGAAAAAGGAGCCTCCTTCATGTCCACTTTTTACACCGCAGTTACTGCGTGGGCGCAGACGCAGCACACCTTCAACAAGCAGGTGTTTGCGAATAGCTTTCGCGCAAACCAGCTAGCTCAGCTGATGGCGTTCGACATGATCACCGACGGTACGAATAGCAAGTCGTACTTTCGCCGTGCTTATGGAGAGTTCACCAACATCAAGTACATTTCGCCGGGCTCGTCGATAACGATCACGCCAGACCCCAAGATCGTTGAGATCCGTTCGTTCCTGCGTAACGCCGTAGAGCAGCCCGCGATGCCATCCACGCTTCGCGACGCCTACACAAACAGCCCGCACTTCATGGGCGACCCGCTCATGAGCAAAGTCATGATCGTGCAGCAAGAAATGGCGCGCGGAGCGTGGAACACCGCCATGACTGGTCGCTACATCGACAGCTGCAGTATTGCCAGCAATGGAAGTCTGACTGCTGCGTTTGTCTCGGGCAGCATCTACCCCAGCGCCTACAACGATGACATCAATGGCAATGGCCGTCTGAAGTTTGCGTTTGGCACCAAGAAGGCTTCGTACTCGGCTCCTGGCGATCCGGAGTACGGTGAGGAAAGCGCCGCGCTGAGCCCTGGCGACCAGATCACGCTGCGCAGCGCCAACAAAGATGCGTGGATTACTTTCACTGTTGGCACGCTTCCAGGTGCAGATGCGCAGGCCGAGCTGATTTTCTCGACCACCAACAAGTCGCCAGATGGCTTGATTGCGCTAATGGAAGCTGGCCAGAAGAGCACCTTCGGAGTCCCCACCTCGGTGACGTTTGAGCACCTGGATGCGCTTATCGACAAGCTGCATGGCGCGTACCGCAATAACCGCATGACCGCGCTGGTCATGGACTCCAGCCAGAAGCGCGCGCTGCGTTCGCTCAACCGCATGATGGGCGGCTCCACGCTTGAGACTGCGGCCATGTGGGAACTCATGGCCAATGTCCCAGAGGAGCTGAAGTCGCTGGCTCTCGATAAGATCGAGATCTACAACGGCCACCCGCTTCTGACTGTTGACGATCTGCCCACCCAGATCATCGGCACCAAGCCCACCAAGCCCATTGTCGCGGTCTGTCTGGACCCGATGGTAAGCGAAGGCCCAGGCGTAGATCACGGCGGGTTCTACGGCCTGCTGCGCGGTATGCCGGGCGAGAACATCGCTAAGCAGTTTGGTTTCGGATGGAAGCTCAAGTACTTAGGCGATGCCTACGAGAAAGACGAAGTGGCGATCCGCATCTGCCTTGACCACGGATGGGCGCTTGGCTCCAGTGGCGCGGCTGCTATGCAGTCTGGATTCTACAATCCGTAGCAAGCACTAGAAGCCGGGGTGGATTTGCTGATAAAGTAAACGCATGTCCACCCCGGCAGTGACTCCCCCGCCTGTAGCGTTCCATCTGGTTGATTCCAACCAGCTTTGCCCCGTCGATAGAATCCAAGACCCTGTGCGCATGCAGCGCATCAACACTGGCGGCGCGCTCTTTACGGGCTACCAGATGCCGGGCGTTGCGCTAGACGGAAATCCGCTGCAGATCACAAACGTGGTCCCTGCACTGGTGGCTGACCGCTACTTCCGAGCGCAGCCGCTGTACTGGAAGATCATCAAAGTCGATGCGTCGGGGATGCCCGCCGATCGCGAGATGTGTATCAAGTACTTGGCGTGGCTCGATGTGCGCTATCCGGGGCACAACTTCGCGCAGCTGTACGCAGACTACTTGCATGCGACAGACCCTGTGCTGCTAGAGGCCGAGCGGCAGCGACTACTCAAAGAGCAGAGCGCAGAGCTGAAGCGGAAGCGAGCAGCGAAAGAGGTGTCCGCATGATCGAATACGAGGCAGACGGCGACACCTGGGATAACTTGGAAACGCTAGCAGAACGCACGTTACCAGCTGCAATCGAGGACGAGATCGTGCAGCTGATGGATGAAGGCGCGCAGCGTGCCAAAGCGGCCCCGTTTCTCGATGATACCGGAGAGACGCGGCAAAGCATCCAGGGCGGAATCTTCTCGCAACCCGAGGGCGGCGAAAAGTCATGGATCGGATTCATCCGGGCCGAGTCTGTGGCCGCTGGGTTTCTGGAGTACGGCACCAAGCCTCACGAGATCCGGCCCAAGAATGCGCGTCGGCTGGCGTTTCAGGGTCCTGCGGGTCTAGTGTTCGCATCGAAGGTGAACCACCCAGGCACGCGAGCGCTGCAGTTTATCAGCGGCGCGCTTACCGAGGACGAGTTCGTTACGCGCATATCGCGGCGATTTGAAAAGGTCATGGGTACATCGTAATGGCTACTGGACGCATACCGTGCAACGAGGACCGCCTACGCTCGCGGTACAGCAACTGCGAAAACCTTGTGCCCACATGGCGTAAGGACAGGCGTGCTCAGATCCTAGCTGAAGCTGCATCCATCGCGGACCCATACGCTAAGCCGGAGCTGTATGACCCGTGGTTCCTAGATGCCGAAGCGGACATTGTGCGGACCTGAAAAAACTGTCGTCACCAGTCAGGCTAGAGGACTTTGCAGACTTGCGTGATCTGACGCAGGTGAAAGTCTTTAAGACGCTGGAGCTGCTGTTTCGGACCAACAGCAAAGATCCCACGGACAAGTTTGCCGCCGATGCGCTGTTTTATACTGGGCAGTACCTGAACGAGCTAGAGGCGCTTCCCATCATGACGGTAGATGGTGCAAACATCAGTGGTGGCGGCGGTCTGTCGAGGCGGTCATGAATCGCGCTACGCCAGTTGCGGACCTCACGATCTCGCCACGCATCGTGCTCGACTACCAGATCGAAGCGCTGGCCGCGATCATTCTGCGCCACCTTGGGGATGGCTACATCGCGCCGATCCAGCCCAAGATCTGCGAAGGCTGGGTAGCGGACTTTCGGCGCACCTATGACAATCCGCAAACTAGGCCGATTCAGGTCCTGTTTCGCGCGGACCCGATGAAAGGCAAAAACTTTGACGCGGTGAAAGAGGGCGAAGCATCGTGGCCGCTCTTTGCAATATGGCGGTCAAAGAACGTGCGCAGACCGCACACCGCTGGCGTCGATAAAAACACCATGACGGTCAAGTTTATGTGGGTGCTGCCACCGCACTCCGAGACTGAGCGGATATGGCCTCTGCTGCAGCAGTTTGATGAGCACTTGCGGCGCGTGCTGACTAACACCTTTCGGTGTGTGGATGACCGGCGGCTGTTAGATGCGGCGCTACTGCGAGACTTTGCGCAAGGATGGCAAGGCTACGAAACCGAGATGGGCTACATGGGGCCAAGCCAGCAGATGATCTACCCGTGTCTTGCTGGCAGCTTCCAGGCTGAACAATTCTGGGAGCGCACAGTAGTCAATCTCGGCATGGACCTCCCCGCGTTCCATCATGCGTATTTTGAGTACTTGCTGCGCCACCGGCTCGAATCGGGTAGCATCGACGACGCGCGGCTCAATCCAGAGCTTGCATCCCGAAGCGGCCTAGTGCCACCAGACCGAGGAGCCATCACGACATGAAGACGATCAAAGTCAAAGCAGTGCCCGAGCGGCTGCTGATCGACATCCAGCGAAGCACGGGCAGAAACCGCCACTACGTAGGCTTGCGCGAGTGCAATCGCGGCCCCGATGGCATCCACATCGAAGAGGCTTCGCGCGTGCTTCCAGGTGCCCCAGGTATCAGCGTAGACGGCAAGGGGAACTACGTCGGGCAGTCCTCCGACTTGTTCGTGTCTGGCTTCCCGGTTCACCTCACCAACCTAGACGCCAATGGCGACGAGCTGGTTGTCGAGGTTCCGATCGAAGGTGCGATCGGTCAGTACTTTCGTACCGCGCTGGCCGATGGAGACATCGTAGCGGCGTAACTCATTTACCTAGAGGAGCGAATCAATGTCCATCTCGCCCGCCAACAAACGCCCGGCGATGTTTCTGTCGGTCCAGTTTGGCAAGGGTCCACAAAGCTCCGGTGCGGCACCGCGCAATATCGTGCTCACCGGCTATGCAAAAAAAGTAGGCAGTGGCGTTGCGACCATTGCTGATAACACGCTGTTTGGCCCCATCGTCTCCGAGGATGACGCGGCTGCGCAGTGGGGATACGGCAGCGAAATGCACCTCGGAGTCCGTGAGGCTTTTGAGGAAAATCAGGATGTCACGCTGTGGGGCGTCAGCTACCCGGAAGCTGTCGGCGGCAACTACGCAGAGCAGACGCTGACCGTCACCAATCCGTCAGTGCTTGGTGGATCGCTGCTGATTCAGATTCAGGGCTATCTGCGCTTGGTCGAGGTTCCTATCTCGGCTGGCATGTCCGCCAATGATCAGGCGACGGCCATCTACAACGAGATGGTGAAGATCCGCGACTTGCCCGTGTACTGCCCGACTGTGCCCGTAGCCAATACGGTGCTGTTTCGGTGGAATCACAAGGGCGCACGCGGCAACGTGTTTTCGCCGCGCCTGGAAGTGTCAGGCATCACCGGCAGCACGTATGCCTTTGCTGTTACGACTGTCGGCACTACGGACTCTGACCCATCCACCGCGCTCGATGCGCTGGCCTCCTTTGGCTGCAAGATCATCGTCTGCCCGGATAACTCCGCGAGCTTGTCTGTGGGTGTGCCGCGCTGGGTGCAATACGCCAATGACCGCGCCGATCCTCTCATCGGGTTCCGTGGAATCATCGTGGCTGGCCACACTGGCTCGCTCGGTACGGCGACCGTTGTATCGACTGCCTGCAATGCCCACCGCGCCACGATCGCGTGGTGCAAGAGCGCAGAGATTCAGCCCTATGCGCTAGCGGCTCGATACGCTGTGTTCATCGTCAAGGGAACCGACGAGGACATCGCCGCGAACATCGCCGGTAAGGAGTGGGCGAACTTCCGTGGGCCGGTGCTCAATAGCAACCGCATCACCAATGCGGAAGAGACTGCAGCGCTCAACGTCGGTCTGACCCCGATCAAGACGTTCCCAACGCAGACCACCGTGGGCAAGATCAGCCGTCCCATCACTACGCGGTTTCAGACCGTGGATGGCAACCCGGACTATGCGTGTCTGGGGCTGCAGTGCGTGCTTGTGCCAGACGACATTGCCGACGAGCTAGAGCTAAACGTCCCGATCCATTTTGAGGGCTACAAGCTCGCGGACTCCGACCCGAACGAGCCAAACCAAGACGGCATCCCCGGTGTGCTCACGCCTGAACTGTTTGATGACTTTTTGTTCGAGAGGCTGCGCGAGCGTGGGGCTAAGGGCCAGCTGGTCAACGTCGAGGCGATCATCGCTTCGGGCGCTATCAAGTCAAAGCTGCATCCGTCCAACCCGGACCGGCTGCTCACGCCAAACATTCCGCTGCAAGTCATTGGTCACTTCCTCCAGTGGGAAGCGGTCTTCAAGCAAGTCACCAGGGCATAGAGGAGAAATAGACCATGCCAAATCAACCACAGCAACTGGTGACGTATGCCGCGCAGATGCAGGTCCACATGGCAATCCGTGGATCGCGTGTGCAGTACTTGGCCGACCTAAACACGGTCGAGATCAAGACTGCCAACGGCGCACAGCCGGTGTTCACCTTTGGAGCAGACAATCAACGCGGCGGTCTAGCTGGCAACTCAGCTGGCCCCGTTACAAACATGGTGACGTTTCAGTCGGCACATCGCGTCGATGGCGGCGGCGATGTGGACTGGCTCGACATCATCCAAGAGGCCAAAAAGCTGATCCTGTATTTTTACTACAAAGGCGACACGTCGGGGCAGCGGTGGCGGCTTGAGGGCTTTCCGCAGAGCCTCGACCAGAAAGCGCAGCTGGCCAGCCCCAGCGCGGACTCGATCGTGATCATGTGCGGACGGGCGACCAAGGCGCGCTAAGCCCAAAGACATCAGGCAGGAGTGCAGACCGTGAAGATCAAAACAGCACCAACCAAAGCAGCAGCATCTGAAGACCGGCGAGAGCTTGCACAGGGCATGCGCAAAGAGCTGGCCAAAGAGCGCACCGAGTCCTCCGCTATCGAAGCGCTGAAGCTGGGAGCGCAGCGCTACGAGTGGTTCCCCTGGCCGGACTGCCCACAGCAGACCTGGGTGCCGATTCGCACATGCACCATCCCAGAGATCGCAGACGCAGAGATCCGAGCGCACAAGCGCTGCGAGCTTGCAGGCAGACCCGGTGATGATGACATCTACACGCGCGAGTACAGGCTCCATCTGTTGAGCTGCGCGATCCTAGATGGCTACGCCACGGAGACTGGACTAGCCTCGGATGGGACTATCCAGCTCGACAAGCACATGCAGGATGTGGACGGGCATCTATTCTCGGATGCGCGCCACCTGGAAACATCCCTCAGTGGCCAAGCTGCATTCGATACGCTCTACTCGGCCTATCTGACGGTATCGCGGACATCGGCACCGCTAAGCACGCTGCAAATGCTTGGGCAGGAAAAGAAGTACCTGGAGCTGCTGCAAGCCTTAAAAAAAAAGCCCGGTCCGATAGACTGGACCGAGTTCTCAGCACCGGAGCTAATGGGATTTGCGACTTTTTTGGTCGATGCCTTTCCCTTCCCAGGCGGCGATTCCCCGGCCTGACATACGACCAAGTGTCGTACTGGGACATGCTCAGGCTTGCGCCCGATGATCCCTACCTCGCATCCACAGAAGAGACGCAGCAGGCCGCGTACAAGACCGACTTCCGGCCCGCATCTTGGCGACCATTTAGCCCGCACCCATCTGAAAGCCCACAGGAATAAACCACCATGGCGACGGTAGAGGTACGGTTCAAAGTCCGCGACTCAGGCGAGTTTAAGAAAAAAATCGCCGAGGACAAGAAAGAAGCGGAAGGACTAATCGACAAGATCAAGCAAGCTGGCACCGCTGCCGGGTCTACGCTGCTGCTGTCGCTAAAAGAAGCGCGCAC